AATGGACAGCGCTGAAGGAGTCGAAGCTCCCGCTATCGGTCGTCATAGATTCCGGCGGCAAGAGTCTGCATGGCTGGGTGCGCGTTGAAGCGGCCAATAGAGAGGAGTGGAACGAGCGCCGCGACATCGTCTATCGCTACCTCGAAAGCATCGGCATCGATCCGAAGAATAAGAACGCGAGCCGGTTCAGCCGTCTGGCCGGTGTAATGCGCGATGGCAAGGAGCAGAAGCTCTTGGCTGTTAACGTGGGCGCAGTGAACTGGGAAGCGTTCAAGGACGACATGGACGCGCAGGACATGCCGATGGAGTTCTCGATAGATGCCATCATCGAGTACGATCCGCAGAATGATCCTGACAATTTGATCGGAGATAGGTGGGTTCGGCGCGGATCGTCGCTTCTCTTTGTGGGGCAAAGTGGATGCGGCAAAAGCTCGATGGCCGCGTATCAGGGTCTGAAGTGGGCGTCCGGCGAAGCTTGGTTCGGTGTTAAACCGGTCCGGGCGCTAAAAGTAGCTTACATTCAGGCGGAAAACGACATTGCCGATCAGCATGATGCGCTCAAGGGCGCTGCTCAGATGACCTTTGGCAAGGAGAACTGGGAGCGAGGTCTTCGGAGTGCGAACATGTTATTCTTCCGCGAGACGGTGAGAACGGGTTCTGACTTCGCGACGATGCTGCGCCGCCTTGTTCGCAAGACTAAGGTCGATGTGGTTTACATCGATCCTCTGCTCTCCTACATGGGCGGCAATCCATCGGATATCGAGGTCTGCGCGAACTTTACGCGACACTTGCTCCAGCCGATTATGATGGAGACGGGCGTAGTCCTGATTCTCGTTCATCACTTCCCGAAGCCAAAAGGTCGAGACGACAAGCCGGAGAGCGTGGCAGAGATGGCCTACTCAGGATTCGGATCGTCGGATCTAACGAACTGGGCCAGAGAGGTGATTGTGATGAAGGAAGTTGGTTTCAATCAACCTCGACAATTTATGCTCGGAATGGCGAAGCGAGCGGATCGTTCCGGCATGACGGACAAGGAAGGAAAAGTCACCGGATCGATTATGATCCAGCGTGGTACGGGCGGCGACATCTCATGGAACTACGCAGACCCACAGAAGTTCGTCGTCGATAAGGAGTCGGCCAAGAAGCCGTACGTCAAGGGACGCTATCCTAAGCGTTAGCATTCTCACGCTCGGCACGGCGACGACCTTTCGCAGCGAGCGATTGGAACTTCGCCTTGCCGAGCTTCTTACGACCAATGTAGGCCGCAAGAGCCTTCGGGTCTTTGACGCCCTTGCTCTCAAGACTGCTAACGAGTTTCTCGTAACGTCCGCCACCGCCAAGTTTCATCTTGTCCATAAATTCAAATAGGGTTTGAGGTTAAAACCGACAGAACAATCGCCAGAATCCAAGCGGCGCAGCTCCAAAATTTAGGCGTCGTCTTGTCCTTCGCCTCCGCGCAGTTATGCCGCGCACGGAAATTCTTTCGACGCTCAGGATTCGACTTCTTGATCGTCATATCAGGATCGCCGAAGCGAACGATGACGACCTTGTTCGCCGGATTCTTAACGTACACCGCGCTCTTCTTCCGCTCACCCGGCGTGTAGAAAGGCTTGTTCAGTGTCACCTTCTTGCCCTGATAGGTATTACCTTTCTTGGAGAGGGAGGTTTTCATTGGGGAAAAATATTATCTTCCAAAAAAGTTTGAAACAGATTTAGAAACATTGTCAAAAGTTTGACGCGCAGAACTTAAAACAGGTTCCGCTTCCTCTTTGTTAAGCATCACTCGATCTGTCTCCATCTTCAAAATACGCGGCCACATGCGCTCAATCTTGTCTATCTGGCCTTTTGTGGCCGCATCCAAAGGCTTTGAAACAATGTCCAAGTATTCTGGTGTTTTAAGAATTCTGCCAACCGCAGCGTCAACAGCTTCTTTCATCCCTTCCTTAACCTTGCCGTATGCAGCATATCCTCCAAGTCCAACGCCAAGTCCAACTTCCCCGTAAAGCCTATACCCAAGTGCGCCGACAAGCGTTGGGGCAACAATCTTTGTGAAAATACTTGGCTTTCCAAGCCCTGACACTCGCTCCAACTGGTTTGCAACCGTGTTGATTCGATTAACTCCATCTTCCCCGAGCAATCTTTGAGTTGCTTCGTAATACTTGCCCGGAGCATCACTATTTCCAACAAGAGACGAAATCTTCTTAGTGTCGATCTTTGTGCCGTTAAAAGACTCAGAAACAATCCTTCCGATCAGCATGTTCTGCGCGTCGTTTATCAGGTCTGGGCGCTCTTTCCCAACGACCTCCATAAATCGACGGACACGATAATCGGATGAAATTTCAGCACCTTTTCCCGGTGCCAAGAAATCTATTAGATTTGACGGATTGAAACTCTCAAGCTGACCACCCGGTTGCATTGATTTTTTAACAACTCCGTAGAACCTGTCTTTTGCAGCACTCGTCACCTCGATAGCTCGTTCAAGAGCTTTGTAAAGCGGAAGACCACCCTCCGTTGAAAGCTCACGAACAACCTCATCCAACTTAAACGAATCAAGAGCGTCACTTTTTGAGGCTCCAGCCTTGTTCACTTCCGCTCTAATTTTACCAAGAGACTTTATGATTTCATTTTCTCTCTCAGTAACATTCGAAGCCTTTAGTACGGCAATCTTAGATGTAACTTTGTCAAACTGAGAATTTACGGCATTAAGTTTTTCCTGTGCGCCTTTAATCCCATCATCAACTTGCTTTGTCAGACCATTAATCTGCGATGACAAGTTTTTAGACTCGCCTTCAAGCACTGCTCTTTGATCAATTAACGAGCCGTACTTTGATGCAACATCATTGATTTCAGAAAGGTCTGGAAACAAATCGTTGATGACTTCTTTTTGAATTCCAGTTGCAAACCCGCCTTTTCCTTTTGTGAGTCCTTTCAGAAAATCGTTTGGATTTTCACCTTTGATTTGCGTGTAAACAAATTCCCTAAGACTTGGCTCAATTTCTCCATACCTGTTTCCAAGCATGTTCTTTAGCAGCTTGAGGTTTTGCGCTCCGTTTGCGCCTGAGATTGTTGAAACTATCCCCGGCATACCTCCAGCTTCTCCAGCCTCTCGAAGCACCTTGTCTGCAAAGAACCCTTTGAACCTAGAGATTCCTGTGCTGTAAAACTTGTTTTCAGCTTCGAGCAAACCCTTAAGACCGGGGTCGTTCAACAATGCTTTGTCAAGCTGTTCGTTAATTTTATCGAGTTCTTCAAATACAGAATAGTCAGCTTTTTGAACCTGCTTATTGAAATCAATTTCTTTAAGAATTTCGCTTCTTTCTTTTCTTAATTGATTTGCAGTCTTTACAATCTTTTTTCCATCAGGTCCAATTTCAGTCGAAGTTATTTTTACCTTGTCTAGTCGAGGCTCTAGTTTTCCATAACCTTTATTGCTTTCATCTTTAAAAAGCTGAAGCTCTTCACGTCCAATTTCCTGAACACGTTGGCCAAGTTCTTCTTTTGATATTCCAGAGGCAGGACCGTATCCACGCACAGCTCCAGCTTGGATATCTTGAATCTGCTGGTTGATTACAGAAATCTCATCTTCTATCCGTTTTCTTTCAATTGATTCATCTGGAAGCAATTTCTTCTTAGCTTCAAGATCGTTGATCTGGTTGATCAAAGGCTGAGAGTCGGTTGCGTACCTTCCTTCAAAACCTCTAACAAGATCAGTCAACCTCTTGTTTCTGGAAGCATATTTCTGATCTATTATATTTGTTACATCTGTGACTAGCTTTTCAGATTTTGTAACAAACTGATCAACAGCGTCTCCTGCAATTTTGTCCGCATTTTGAACGTAATTGCCAAGTTGAGTTTTAATTGAGTCTGATATTTCGGATCTGGACAAACCAGACGATGATCCTTGGCCAAACGAATCTGAGACTATTTTCGCAATATTGTTCCTGAACTCATCAGGTTTAAGTCCAGAGTTAGGGGAGTACAGCGTTCTTGCAATGTCGTCTGCAAATTGAGATGACAATCCGCCAGCACCTCGACGTTCAAGTTCTTTTTGAATTTCAGTTCCACGATCCTTGATGAATTGCTGCGTAAACGGACGCTCAAACTCAGCGGCAATCAGCCTTGGATTTACGCTCCTTGCTCGAACCACTGCTCCGATAGCTCCCGGAACCGTTTCGCCAGCCATGCTTAGAAATCCACCAAGTCCGGTGCGAAAAAGAATATCTTCGTAATTCGCACTTTCATCATCAAGAGATTCCAACCCAGCCTGAGCTGCGGATGTTAAAGTTCCTGACCCAACTCCAAGTGCAACCTGCTTCAACTTGCTGGCTTTTTGGCCAATGTTGAATCCGGGTACAGCGGCTGCTGCCATCTCGCCACCTTTGTATTCGTCAGGAGAAATCGTTTGAGAAACGCCTTGGCTTGCAAGCCCGATGCCGCCTTCCACCAAGGCTCCAGTAACAGGTCCAAGACCAGCAATGAACGGAGCAGCAACAAGCGATGGTACTGTTGCGGCGTACAACGCTGAAGCCTTACGCATTCCGCGAGACTCAGCTTGTGCCATCGGAGTAAGCTGTCCAGATGGATCAATTCGGCCACCTTCCATTGGTGCGAGCATTCCAACAGGATCGGCAAGCTGGCCATACTGCCACGGCACCAATCCTCCAACCTCTGCGGATCGTTTCACTGCTTCGCTCATGTCTGGAGGCAACGCGCCAACCAATCCCTGCTCTTCGCGCCGACGCATTTCAGCAATGGTGGCTGGAGCCGATGGCTGCGCCGAACCACGCAAAGCTGAAAGAACGTCGGCTTCTGTCGGCTGCGTATCAGACTCCAGAACAACCCGCTTCTGAACTCCGTTGTCATCAACTGTTACAGCAAAGCGTGGCATATGTTATTGTCCGATGATTTCAGTTGAGATGATCTTGATTCCTCCAGATGAAGGAGCCGGAGCTGATTGCTGTTGTTTACCAAACGGTGTAAACGGCAGATTGTATTTCTCAACAAGTTCGTTGGCCAACTTAACCCGTTCTCTGCTAATTTTGTAATCAGTTTTATACTGATCTATAATGTTGTACAAATTTTCTGCTGCAAACTTAGCAAAGTTATTTGCATCGTTAACAAAGTTTTTGCTCCTGATGTCACCGATTGCTGATTTCAATCGAACTGTTTCAGGCTGTGTAACGGCTTTACCAGACGTTGCAAACGCTTCGCTGTTAAATACCGTATTGAACCTTTGGAGGATTGAATACGCTTCACGTTCCTCATTTGTTGCTGCTGAATTTAATCTTTTTTTCAGCTCCCCAAGCCTTCCGTCAATTATGCCAACGTAGTTTTGAATTTTTCCTTTTCCGTACATTTTATCAAATCTGTTTAATTCATTAATTAATGCAGACGATTGCTGCGCTGTTGAATAATCCCCGCTAATTTCTTTTGCTACATCTCCAGTAGGAAGATCCCATTTGTTTGACATTATTCTATTCTTTACATCATTTTCAGTAAATTTGTCTGGAGTTCCAAACAATTCTTTCCAGTTTTCAAGTGCGCCAACAGCAATGTCTTGGCGCATGCCTTCGGTTTGAGATGGGCGACCTAATCGACGAGCCTCAACATTGGTGCGAGCAGTCTTGATTCGTTGCTCAATTGGAATATTTTTGTCCAACTGATAAACCTCTTCGGAAATTTCCGTGCCAAGGTCTTTGATAATTTTTGCCTCACTCATCTGCTGCCTGATTGCGGGGGCGTTTTTCTGATAAACCTCCTCGTTAATCTGACCTGTCTGAGGATCAAAAACATCGAAGCCCTGATTCTGCATCTCTGTTATGATGTCAGACCTAGTCTTTTCGAACTGTTCACGAGCCTTGATAATTTTCGCTCGCGGAGAATACTGCTGAAGACCTTGATAAGCCCTAGTCGCCTCCTGATTGAACACCTTTGACTTGAAGCGTGGCAGTGCAGGCATTGGAGACTTCAACTCAGGATCGTTGAAATACGTTCCAACATCCTCATTAAACTTCTGAAACGTATCGTACTCAGCAGCCTGATTGGCCTGCTCATCCAATGCTTGAGCATAAGCATTAGACCGAATCTTGTTCTGAAGCTCCATGCCCTGCCGCTGGAGTAGCGACTCCGCCGTCTGCACCTGCAATTGCTCCATCATCCGCTTCTGCGTCTGTGCGCGGTCGTAGAGGCTTGCGCCTAGCTGAATGGCCTGAAGCTGATTCTCAAGACCAACATTTCGGGAAGGTTGTAGATCCATAATGTTTTTGTTGGTTTAGCTTCCAAAACCAGTGCTAGTTGACGAATTCGGATTGTATCCACCGTAAGGCGAGTAACCGCTTGGTGCGCTGTACATGTTTGGTTGGTACGATCCGTACGGATTGTATCCAACATTGCCGCCACCATAACCGCCATAATTTACGGTTATGCCACCACCGCCGCCACCACCTTGTCCACCGCCGCCGCCGCCGCCGCCCATCATGCCGCCCATTCCACTACCAAACGCCATTCCGCCAATGTTCGACAACGAACCACCGATAGCGGCCATCATAGGATCAGGTTGAGCAGCAACTTGAGCAGCAGCCATGTCTCGCTGGTACTGGAACTGATTCTCTTGCAGCGAAAGATTTATCCGCTGAGTCGGCGTGATAAACATGCTGCTCACCGAGAAGGGTTGCGCCATGCCCATCGTACGCTGCTGCTGGATGAAACTTTGAGCCTGAGCAAGACCTTGATTCTGCCTTGCCTCTGATGCTCTAGCGTAGTTTTGAACAGCTCCAAAAAGCCCCGCTCCAGAACCTCCTCCGACTCCGCGAGATAAGGCTTGAGAAGCCGAGTACCGTTGAATATTGCGAGTTGCTTCAGGAGAGAGTTCGCCTTTTAAAGCCGATCCAATATTGCTGCTCGCCTGAGAAATCAATTGGTCGTAACCGGGAATTGCACGACGAAGCTGAGACTCAAGAAGAGTCTGCTCAGCAGCGGTCGTCTTGGTGGCCAATTCGGTGCCACTTTGAAGCGACGCAATATTTTGCTTTATCGCTGCCTCTTGCTCCTTCTCGGTGTTTACCCTCTGAAATTGCGGTACTTTGACCTTTTTACCGGCAGACATTGCCGCTCCACCGATCATCAATGCTGCACCAGCGCCTGCTGCTATGAGTCCCATAAATTAAAAAACCTCCTTCGCAAAACGATTTCCATTCTCAATCGAGAAGACCTTTTCGGGTTCGTGACGTTGGATGTTCATGGTAATCAGACGTGCAGCTTTCTCCTCGGGAAAAGCTCGCTCGTTATGAAAGCAATGAACCCATATCCGACGCAAAGTATCCACCTTAAAAAGTTCCCCCTCTTCGATTGTCATCACGCTGTTCGACGCGGCCCATTTGTCAGCGTACTCGCGAAGCATTTGAATTGATGGCAGATGAACCTCGTAACCAAAACGCTCGGTGCATTCTTTGGCCGACGATTCCGCGTCCTTCTTGACGTACACCTTGACCGAGTCATGCACGATAGCCTTCGGAAGATATCCGTAGGTCGAGCAATCAGCGACGTACTTGTAACGGTTCC